TCGAAGAAGCACAGGAGTTCTTGCATCTGTGTACTACAGCAGACATGATGAATCGTCAGGAAGCCCTAGAAGACCTTAGATTTAGTGCTGGTGACCAATGGCCTGTTGAGATTCAAAACAGTCGTACACTTGAATCTAGGCCTTGCCTGACCATCAATAAGATAGATGCTTATGTTCGCCAAGTCGTGAACAACATCAGGCAGCAAAGACCTAGAATCAAAGTCCATGCAGTAAACAATAATCAAGACATCAAGATGGCTGACATTGTGCAAGGCATGATTAGGCACATTGAGGTTAACTCAGATGCTGACCAAGCCTATGACACAGCAGTAGACTTTCAGGTCAGGATGGGATGGGGATTTATCAGGGTTACACACGATTATGTAAGCCCTGATAGCTTTGACCAAGAAATTTACATCAAGCCCATCATTAACCCATTCACAGTCTATTTTGACCCTAATTCAGTAGCTCCTGATGGCTCAGATGCTGAAAGAGTGTTGGTTTCTGAAGTATTAAGCAAGGAAACATTTAGGAAAATGTACCCTGATGCTGACGATGGTGCTCAGTTTAACCTTAGAGGGACTGGTGACACCAACGCAGAATGGGTTACCAAAGAGGATATTCGCATTGCTGAATACTTCTACACAGTTCAAAAGAAAACCAAGCTATTGATGCTTGCTGATGGCACAAAAGTCTATAAAGAGGACTTCAAAGGCAAAGAAGAAGACATTATTGACCAACGTGACACCATCAAAAAAGAGATTAGATGGGCTAAAGTCACAGGTATGCAGGTGCTTGAAGAAGGTGTTTGGGCAGGTAAATACATCCCCATTGTGCCTGTTTATGGTCAGCAACTGATTGTTGAAAACAAGCGTAAGAAGTTTGGCATGGTTAGGCAAGCCAAAGACCCACAGAGGATGTATAACTTCTGGCAGACTAGCTTAACTGAATCTATTGCCCTAGCACCCAAGCCTAAATGGTTGATTGCTGAAGGCCAAGACGAGGGCCATGAGACTGAATGGGCACAAGCTAACATCAAGAGTGCTGCAGTTCTGCGTTACAAGCAAAAAGACATTGAGGGAATGCCTGCTCCTGTGCCTACTCGCATACAGCCAGAAGCTCCTCCTGCAGGAATTATGACTGCATCTGCCCAAGTGTCCCAAGACATGCAAGCAGTTATTGGCATTGTTGACCCTAATCAGTTACCTACAGGCAATATCTCTGGTAAAGCCTTGAATGGTCAGCAACAACAAGTAGATATTAGCAACTTCCATTTTTACGACAATTTGACTCGTTCACAACGCCAGATTGGTAAGATTTGCTTGGATTTGATCCCTAAAATATATGATGCTCAACGCACAATGAGGATTATTGGGGAAGATGGAAAGCCTGATTTGGTTGAAATTAACACCTATGGAGTTGATGAAGAAGGTGTTTACAGGGTGCTGAATGACACAACCATTGGTGAGTACGACATTGTGATGGATACAGGCCCCGGGTACAACTCTAAGCGTCAAGAAGCCATCGAGAGCATGATGCCCTTGCTTGCAGCAGACCCAAGTCTCATGCAAATTGCTGGTGATTTGTTCTTCAGAAACATGGATTTTCATGGTGCTCAGACCATTGCAGACAGATTAGCAGCAGCTAATCCCATGTCTAAGATTGATGAGAAGTCTAAGATTCCTCCTCAAGTTCAGATGCAATTGGCTATGTCTCAGCAACAACTACAACAGATGCAACAACAAGTACAGCAGTTGCAGATGACCATTAAACAGCGTTCAGACATTGAAGCTGTTAAGCAAGAGGCAGAAACTAAGCGTGAATTGATGCGTCAGACTGCCAAAGCACACAATACTGAGTCTATGTTGGAAGCTAAAGTCCATGACGTTAACATGAGAGCTGTAAGTAGCCAGAACAAGACAGAAATTGAGTCAATTATGGAGTTGTTATTGCATCACATGGATACTGCAAGATTGGAAAAGGAAATTGCAGCTAGAAATGCTGAGCAGTTCCAATATGCAAACCAGAGCGTGCAGTCTATACAGTAATTGACACAGTAATGATTTCGGTCTATATTGACCAAAAACCTTACCAGTTAGGTTAACTGGGCAAATCCTTGGATAAAACCATGTCAGACAAAGAAGCAGGACAAGTCCTGACGAGTGAAAACTCAGCAGATTTTTACGCTAATAAATTAGGTTTAGCTACTGAAACTGAGCCTGTGCAAACAGAGGTGGTTGAGGTTAAGAGTGAGCCAGAGGCGCAAGATGATGCAAAGCCAGCAGAAGACCCAAAGCCAAATCGACTAGAGAAGCGTTTTACAGAGATTACTAGACAACGTGAAATGGCTCGTCAGGAAGCTGAACGAGAGCGTACGAGGGCTAGTGAGCTAGAGGCAAGGCTAAAGGAGCTAGAAGCAAAGGTCAACCCTAAACCAGTTGAGCAAACTTCAGAGCCTAAGCCAGATCAGTTTGCAGATGCGTTTGAGTACGCAAAAGCATTAGCTGAATACTCGACTGAAAAAGCGTTACGAGAGAGAGACAGACAGGAAGAATTGCGTAGAACTGAAGCAGAACGTGCTAAGACATTCGAGGCATGGAATCAAAGGCAAGCGCAAATTAAGGCAGAGTTACCTGACTACGATGACATGATTGCACTTTCAGATGTGGTGGTGTCAGACCAAGTTAGGGATGCGATTTTCGATAGTGAAGTAGGCCCAAAAATCCTATATCACTTAGCAGAAAACCCAGACGTTGCTGAACGACTTTCTAAGATGACTGCTCTTGGTGCTCTAAGAGAGATTGGTAAGTTGGAGGCTCGATTTGAGCAACCAGCACCAAAGACTGAGGTGAAGCCTGTTGTTAGATCAAACGCACCCAAGCCTATCAGCCCACTTAGATCATCTAGTGCTGCTGTGGATACTCCAATAGACTCTAATGGTGAGTTTACTGGTACTCCAGCACAATGGCGAGAGATGAGAAAAGCAGGGAAAATTAGGTAAAACTTTTAATTTTTTTTAAGGAAATCAAATGAGTAATAATCTCTTAACGATATCCAAAATCACCAACGAAGCTCTGATGGTTTTGGAAAATGAGTTGACCTTCACGTCAGAAGTAGACCGCAACTACGATGACCAGTTCGCTGTTGTTGGTGCAAAGATTGGTAACACAGTCAATGTCCGCAGACCCGGACGCTTTATTGGTACGACCGGTCCGGCCCTTAATGTCGAGGACTTTAACGAAACTTCAGTTCCTGTAACCTTAAGTACTCAATTTCACGTTGATACGCAGTTTACCACGGCTGATTTAGCACTTTCGTTGGACATGTTCTCTGATCGTGTATTGAAGCCTGCGGTAGCGGCAATTGCCAACAAGATTGATCGTGATGGCTTAGTTATGGCTAAGAACAACACAGCCAATATCGTTGGAACTGCTGGAACACCTCCTACAGGTCTGATTACATATTTGACTGCTGGTGCTTATCTTGACTCTGAGGGTGCTCCTCGTGATGGTCGTAGATCAGTAACTATCGAGCCATTTACCTCTGCAACTATTGTTGACAGCTTGAAAGGCCTATTTGTGCCCCAAGAAGCTATTGGCGAGCAGTATCGCAAGGGTTTGATGGGTCGTGATTCTGCTGGTGTTAACTGGAAGATGGATCAAAACGTTGTAAGCCAACAGTTTGGTGCTTGGACAGGTGGAACTGCTGGTTCTATTACTGTTAATGGCTCAAATCAAGGTTTGGCATCAGGATGGGCACAAACATCTACGATCAACATCACAGCTACTGCTGCTGGTGCATTGAATCAAGGTGATGTGATTACTTTTGCTGGTGTTTACGCTGTTAACCCACAAAATCGTCAAGCCTATGGCAATAACAAGTTGAGAAACTTTGTTGTTACATCTGCTGTCACTTTGTCTAATGGCAATACATCAGTAACAGTTAGCCCTGCATTGATCTATGGTGGTCAGTTCCAAAACGTTACAGCATCTCCCACAAGTGGTGTTGCAGTTACTCCTTTCTCAATTGGAGTGTCTGGTTCTGGTACATACTCACCACAGAACATTATGATGCACAGAAATGCGTTCACCTTGGCGGTGGCGGATCTTGAATTGCCTGAAGGTGTCCACTTTGCTGGTCGTGCCTCTGACAAAGAGATTGGCCTCTCAATGCGTGTGGTCCGGCAGTACACGATTAACAACGATAGCATTCCAACTCGTTTGGATGTGTTGTATGGTTGGGCACCACTCTACCCTGAGTTGGCTTGCCGTATTGCAGCTTAATTAACAATTTAAGGAGTAATTCAAAAT